CTACGACCAATGAACCACCACTAGGCACGGTTGCAGTCTTAACCATAAAGTGATCATTAGACCCATCATTTAGCGCCACATCTACTGTAATGGCTGTTGTCGTACTGTTAGAACAAGTAAGGCCAATGATGGTTGTTTGCGTAGAAGCTGCCACCGTGTAACTGCCTACAGTAGCCGCAGATGTTCCTATGTTTCTGCTTAGTTTTCTTTTAAACGTGTTTGCCATTTTCTATCCTAACGCAATCGCCATAGCTACTGGAACCGCCGCACGAGCATCAAAGTCATCCGCCGCCAAAGTAATAAAAACCGTTGATGTACCAGAAAGATTTAACAAAGAACCAGTAGAACTAGATGTTAAAGTTCTGCTTAAAGTTGTGCCACTATGCGTATATGTGCCAGTGCCTATCTCGTAGTCGTTACCACTCTCAATAACGTAACGCACGCTGTCACCGTCACTTATACCGCCATTTGCAAAAGTCCTAAAACCAGTAACAGCATTGCCCAACGTAATCGTGCCTGTGCCTGTCGTAGTCGTTGTGACCTTTACTCTGTCTGCTACTTTAACCATCTACTAGCTCGGATCTGGTATGCCTATATCTAACGCAGATATATCAAATAAGTTACCACTGTTAACAGACTGAGAAGCGTTTAATGCGCCTGTCACTAACAATCTACTGTTTGACGTATCTGTAATTGCAAAATGTGTTGCTGTTCCTGTGCCTGTCACAGAGGCATCACTGATTGCCGCCAAAGTGACCTTACGTCCTCCACCCGTCCTGTCGGCTGGTGAGCCTATACTAATGCTTGTTGTATTGCCTAGCGTATAGGTTGATGTGGCCTCTGCATATGTCGTTGCTTCTTGGCTTGTTATGTCAAATCTGTTGGCCTCTGTGTCGAGTACCGTCAATCCGTTATCAAGCACTCTGTCTGCTATACTTGCCATTAGTAACTCCTTATCTTCATTCTGCGACCAGAGCCGCTAGTTTTTGACCGTTCGCTTTCTAAATTAATATCATTAATTGCCTTTTGATACAACGCCGCCCATGTGTTTGCGCGAGTATCTTCCTGCAAATATGGAGCAGAATGTATTAACGACCCATACAAATAAGCGTCTGGAAAATTAGTTAAAACCCAATTTGTTGTTGTTTGCGCGTTTAGGCTGTCAATATTTTCATAATAAAGCATCTCTAATGTATAAGTTGCATCAGGTGACGGAAAAACTTCAATACTACCATCAAGAATAGCAAAGTTTATTGGCCTACCGCTTGTATTAAGGTTTTGCGCTCTAAGATTAGATATTTGAAAAGCGTTAACCATTTCTAAAGTATTCGTATCAGCCGTGTTTAAAGACATACGAATAGGCTCTAAAAAATCACTAGGTAAAGCTGTATATTGTGAATCAAGCTGTGCTGTAGCACGCTTTTCCATACGCCAATGCCGAACTTCTCTATTCATACCAGTTTCAGCAAGTTTAATAAAATCAGGTATTACTGACGTTAAATCATCTCTGTTCAAAAAGTCAGCTATACTAGCTTTTAGTTCATCATAAGTAGATAACGCCATCTAACAATTCCATCTTCTACGAGCAGCTTTGCCTCGTTCACCTGTCCAGCCTCTAGACCTAGCGCAAAAAGACTTCTTACGAGCCTTTTCTTTTGCAGTTAAATTTTTCTTTTTTGTTACAGCCGTTTTTAATTTCGACTTTGGATTTTTTCTTCTATGCGCAGCAACGCCCTTTGCGGTCATGCCAGCACCTTCTTTTACCGTTCGGTAATTACGACCTTTGCCTTTAGTCGTTTTAGGTATGGCTTTCTCGCGTCTTCTGGGCATTAAAAATTATTACCTACATTTAATTTAAAGGCATAATAGCATTTATATATTGAGCTTTCTGCTCTTGCGACATCATATCAAAATTTAAACCAGCCCTAGCAGCCAAGTTTCTTGCTTGCTCCATTACAGAAGCCATCATCGGATTTGATGTTTGAGGGCCACCTCTAAAAATTAAAGCATCATTTGTCCCAACTTGCTGATTCATAACAGTTGCAGCAGGGGGAGCTATATTATCTGGCTCATAACCTCTACTTGTTAAAACCCTTGGGTCAGTCTGAGGAACAGCATTTACAGCCTGCACAATAGGTGACGTATTAGGGCTAACCATAGCACGCTCCATTTGAGAGCCGTATGGTTTTACGCCCATATCATTAAGCATACCGCTAAAAATACCACCCTTAAACTCGTCACCACGAGTATCGCGACCACCGCCATCCATCATATCAAATATAGCAGGAACGTAACGCTTGTTTACCTCGTCAAAGTAACCAAACCTACCATCAGAGTTGGCTTTTGCACGATCTTCAGCAGAAGTGTTTTGATACCTAGCTGCGCCTTTACCAGAACCAAGGCCAGCTTTTCGCTGCGCTGGTGTGCCGCTATGAGCCGTAGCAAAAGGGTTAGGCCTACCAAGTATTCTAAAATGCCTGTCAATTTTTTCAGCGTGAGTTAACTCTTTTTCTTCAGCCATTACTTCTTACCCTTTTTTGTCTTTTTCTTAGGACGCTTCTTAGCCGTTTTAGCTGCATTTTTAAAGTCTTTATCTGTAGGTGCGCCTTTATCACCTTTTTTGCGCATCTTTTTACCAGATTTTCGCCTTAATCTAATATTTTCATATAAACCGTGCTTGCGTCCGTGTGGCATTACTTCTTACCTTTCTTAGACTTTTTAGCTTTTTTCTTTTTCTTAGGCGGTCTACCAACTTTAGACCCATAAGTTCCTTTTCCCATCGGCATGATAAACTCCTTTATTTTTTTTAAAACGTACCACATTATGCGATCCCACGCAAATTGCGTTTTATCTCACCTCGCCAGCTAGAAAACGCACCAGATAATGCAGTTGCAGCATCACTAGCCATCGTCAAGCAAAGCGCATCAGCCAAGTCAGGTGAGGCTAACCCACGCTTACGCATCTCATCCTTACTCTCAGCCTTCATCTTACCGCTAGACGTAAAGCTATACCGAATACCAGTTAATTCAGCCACTAACTGATCATCTTTCGGCAACTTACACGCACGATCTTCAAACCAAGCTTTTGTTTTAAACCACAACTCAGAGCGTAAATTTAAATATGTAGCACCCATACTAGGCGCTTCGGCAACATTAATACCACGAACAGGTAAATCTAACTCACGCAATCTATCAACCACACCAGAACCAAGCCCAATACTATCAACAAGTATCTCTCTAGGCCTCTTAGAAGGCAGTAAACTCTCATATTCAGCTACAACACGACCCACAGTCTGCATCAAATCTAACCCAGACCAAGACCTAATCTCAGTCACAATAGAACCCTGACGCTTACATAGCGCAGTTTTATCATTACCAAACCTACTAACGTCTAAACCCCACACACTTGGCAGGTCTTCATCACCCTCAACATCACGGTGTATCGCATTTTCAACCAAGTGATATGGTATGATTGTATCATCATCTGCTTGAGGAAACTCGCCTAACACTCTGATTCTAAAAGCATTACTGTCTTCACCATAGCGCAACTTCATTTCTTCGATAAACTCATCACTCACTAAAGGACTATCAACGCACGACCAGCGCCTAGTCCACCAACTATCTGCAAGCCTGTTTTGGCTTTCAAAAAACGTGCCGCTAGACCTAGTAGGGTTACTTAACATAATCGTAGTCGCGTTATGACCAGACATAGAACCAGCAGCAGCCTCAAATACCTGCTCTGGCACACCACTAGCCTCGTCTACAATCAGCATAACGTGTTCTGAGTGTACACCAGCAAGCGCTTCTGGCGTTTCTGCACGGCTTGTCCTAGCCGAAATAAACATTTCACTAGGCGCAGCCGTATGTTCAACACGGTCAGACTTCACGTTTAACACTTCCTTAAACGCATCAGGTAACTCATTTATCCAGCGCTTCATTTCGGCAAATAAAGCATCAAATAGCTGGCTAGAGGTGGGCGCAGTCACAACAACCTTATTCGGGTAGTGCATCAAAAAATACCACAGCATAGCCCATGATGCCGCAGTACTCTTCCCAGTTCCATGACCCGACCTGACGCTGATCTTCCTTTCACCAGAAGCTATAGCCTCAAGAAACTCAGCCTGATAATCTAACGGCTCTACACCAAGCACTTCTCTCACAAACAATGTTGGGCTTCTAGCGTAGCGCTGAGTAAACTCAATCATCGTATTTTGAGACAAGTCATTCATGATCAACAACCTTCATCTTACGCAGCGCATCTAAATGCAAATCACCAATGTTAATTTGGATGTTTTGCTGACTACCACCACCATAACGATTTTTGTTTAAAGATGAAGCTATAAAATTATGTTGCTGCGCTAAGCCCTTTGCAATGCCAATATCAACCTGATTAACATTCGCCTCGCTAATGTCACGGCTGTTCTTACCGTTTAACGCCTCATCAACCTCAATCTCACGCCTCTCACGAATTTCGTTCAGCATATCAAACGCCGCATCAGCATGAGCATCCGCAACTTGATGCTCTATTTCGCGTATGGCGTTGCCATACTTTTCGTGCTTCACAATGTTACGTCTAAAATAGCCACGATCTAATCCAAGTTCTTTTGCAATCATAGGTATCGTTTTACCTGCAAGCAATTCTTGTTGCAAAACCTCAACTCCACCTCGTTTATCTAGTTCTGCAATAGCTTGTTTGAATTTTGGTTTACCTGCCATGCTTTCCTCATATTATGACTTCGCCCCGTACTGCAACTAATAATAATAATATACTAAAGTAATTATTATTATTATTAGTATTAGTAATAGTACGCAAAAGTATAACTAATAATAATAATAAAAGCTAATAATATTAGTTTTATTAGTGGGGTGGGCGCTGCGAGAAAGCATAATAAAACTCAGGGAGGTTAGATTTTATTAAACAACGCCCAAAAACTGTATAACACAAATTTTTCTGTGTGGGAATGTAGTATTAAAGTCGGGGGTGGGGTGGGGCTATGCAGGGGGGGGTCAAATTTATTGTATACCGTTGCATCACTTTGTTTGCAGCTAGTCAAAAACAGTACCGCCAGAGTCAAACATGGGGCGCTGCTCTAAGTTTAACCAAGTTTAAACAAAGTTAAACATTGTTGAACAAAACCTTGCGCTTTGTTTCGCATTGTTTTATTCGCGCGCGCCCGTGCGCAACCTTGTGCTTTACTGTTTGCCGTGTCGCATTTTTGGCAAAAACCAAACAATGCAGAACAATGCTAAACAATTGAAAACAATTGTATACTAAACATGCGTTATGCTCTGAGAAGCTCTGAGAAGCTCGCTGAGTAGCCAAACAGCTTTTTGCAATGCGTAACTCAAAAAAAGCCGTTTCGCTAATATTGAGCAAATTTACCTTTTCGACACTTAATATCGCTATAATATTAAAAGCATTTGCATTGATATTAAAATTATTGGTATAATAAATATATTAATTGATTCGAAAGGCTATCAAATGAAGACAAGTTTTCATAAAACACCAAACACTAAGATCATTGATTTAATGATCAATTCTAAGCTCATTCTTACCTATTACTATTTAGGTTATCGTAGCGCTTTAACGCCTATTAAATTTATAAAGCATACTGACGAAAAAAATACATATTATAACGCCCTAGTGAGCAAATGGGCTTTTTCATTACAAATCAAGAAAGGTTAAAACAATGGATAAAAGAACAACTCAAGTAATGACAGAAATTACAAGTAGCTGCATTGATATGATGCAGGAACACGGCTCAAACTGGACTAAACCTTGGCGCGACATAATCGCCAAAGGCCAGCCATTAAGCGCTAGGAAGCGACACTATAACGGTATCAATCGAATAAATTTAGCAATGTATATGCTCAAGCGAGGCTATACTTCACCTGTCTTTGGCACGTTCAAACAATGGCAAAGTTTAGGTTACAGATTAAAAGACGCTAAAGGTAAAGGTATCAATGTCGTTTTTTGGTCTTTAATTAAATACAAAGATAAAAAGACAGATGAAGAAAAGGTTTTCCCTAAATGGCAAGTATACACTGTTTTCAACTCTCAATATGTCGAGAATTGGAAAGGTGATTTTCTTGATGATGATCAAGATTTAACTCAAGATTGGAGCGACATTCTAGACGCAGAAAACCTTGCTCAATTATCAGGCGCAACCTTTGTAAATGAAGACGCAAACAGCGCCTATTATCGCCCATCTAATGACACAATCAATATGCCTAGCAAAGAGCAGTTTAAAGATGCTTCTGGCTACTATGGCACGCTGTTTCATGAGCTAGGCCACTGGACAGGCGCTAAGCATAGATTAGACCGTAAATTCGGGACTCGCTTTGGTTCAGACGGTTATGCTTTTGAGGAGCTAATTGCTGAGCTAACAAGCGCTATCTTATCAGGTTTAACTAAAGTTGATGCTGAGCCTCGCGCCGATCATGCCAAGTATCTAAACGGTTGGATCAAGTGTCTCAAAGACAATCCCGATGCTATACAAAAGGCTGCTAGTGCTGCTGATAAGGCTGCAACATTCATCTTAGAAACTGCTGAGCAATCAGAAACAGAAAATCTAAAAGTAGCGTCTTAGGGCGCTACACTAACCAAAGAAAGGCTAAATAAATGACTAAACAAAATAAACATACTTTACCTAACGGCTATACTTTTTTAGCTGTTACTAGCGGCTCTTATGGTTATTGGGAAAAGGCAACTGATCCAATAACAGCAATAAGAAATTGCTACAGTAGGACTAGCAGACGCAACCCTGAGCCTATTTATTTAATTTACGGCAAAGACAGCGAGTTAAAAGTAAATGAGTTAGGCGGTTACGGTTATGACGTTAAAAATTTACCTGTAGCTTGTGGAATTTTTTATGTCACTAGTAGGACAATCAGACCAGTTAAAAAAGGTGATTTTAATCAGGATCATTCAGACTGCTTACAATGGCAGAAAGAACAAATTGCAGACCATGAACGGCAAAGAGATTGGTGGGCAAAAGCTAAAAAGAAAACTGCATAATATTAAAGACTAGCCTTTAATTAGGCTAGTTCATAATATTATTGTAATATTAGATAATATTATTAAACTAACAATACGAATCAAAGAAAGGCTAAACAAATGAAACTTAAAAAACTAAAATCAAACGTCACAGAATTAACTTTTAGAAATAACTATGATGATTGTGATGTAACTTTATTATTCTCTTATGATACGCCTGTTGCAGGTTATGACTCAAAGGGCGCTTTTAAGACTACTACAAAGTACAGCCCAACAACTACCAAGCACATCAATCAATACTTTGGCGATGTGCAACCTCGTTTAGTTGTTCAAGAATATATCAACGCAATAAGAGATGGAGAGGCTTAGACAATGACTAATTCAAAAGAATATAGTTACCTTGATAGACTGGTATTAATTCACGACATTATTAATGCCTTTTCTTATGAAGCTTACAGTTCAAAAAATCCTACTGAAAACGAGCTAGGAAAAACCTTATTAAAATCATGTGATCAAATGAATGATGAAATAAACGAATTAATTTTAAATGGTGAAGATAGTGATTTCATCCGATCAAATAATACTAAATTAAGTAAAGAAACTCGCGCCATGATTTTAAATATTTTTACCCGAAGTAAATTTAAAAAGGGCTGTGACGAATTAGGGTTGCCGCTATGATTACACGAGAAAAAATTTGGTACACGTTCACAAGCTCACTTTTATTAATTGGCATTTTTGCAGCGCTGTTTATGGGCTATGCAATTGCTGATTTAATAAACGAAATAATTTTAATGATGAAAGGCTAAAACAATGCAAGGTAATTTTAACAAGCCGCACG